ACAGGGATAAGTTTGCCCGACACAACGCTGATATACGTTTTCTTAAAGAGGAAATAGAACAAGAAAAGACCAGGTTTCTAAAGCAGAATTTGCCTGCTGCCGCAAAACTGTGGATGTGGGGATATTTAACATCAGACGATCCAATCAACAGTGAACTTGATATTTATATAGATATATTGATAAATCAACAGGGTAGCGATTACGGAATCGTAACTGACAGAATGCAGATTGAGCAGTTCCTTCCAGCAGAGGCAGTATTTACAGAATGATCAGGTGTCCTCACTGCAAAAAGGCCATATGCGAAAGGCTCAAAGGAGAACTCTGGGGAACTTGCCCGAAGTGCAAGAAAAATATACACATAATTTTTGACAGAAAAGGATTTAAAGTTCTAAACTAAAGGCAACAATACATACCGCTTAGAGTGCGCCAGTCGCCAGAACCCTTTTTGATGAGGAGTTCCTTGGCGGCTTTTTTATTTTAAGAGGTATTGAATGACACAGGATAATAGCGGAACGGCGGGCTTTAATACGACCCCGCCACCCGAAGCATCAGTCAACGGAACTGGTCAACTTGCACCGCAACCGGAAGCGGCTACAGGGTTAGCGCCCGTATCCCCCGAAGGTACAGTGGAACAACAGCCCAGCATCGAGACCATGCAAGCGCGTATAGCAGAACTGGAAGCAAATGCTACCAAGAGGGAGAACGATTACCGTTCACTTCAGGGCAGGATTAAAAGCCAGCAGGGAGATGACTCAAGATTTGATGAACTCTCCGAGAATGTCATGACGTTAAATGACACTGTTGCCGCGTTCATTCGTCACCAGGGGACAAATGATGAGGAAATGTTCAGGGAGGATCTACAGAAGATAGATTCAGATGCGCAGACGCGCAAACAAACCTCAACTTTCCAGAGAACTTCCCAGTTGATGATTGATGAGATCAGCCAGACGGTGAAAGATGCGGGACTCGATTTGCAATCGGCTCAGGAGTTAGCGGAATTCCGTGAACTCTGGGGACCGGCATACGACGGCAAGGATATAGCTGGCCTCTATCAGGCTCAGGCTGCTTTTAACAGGGCTATGAGAGTGCTGGAGGTGAGAAGAAGAGAAGAAGCTGAACTTGCTCATAAAGAAGCTATGCAGAAAACTCTGGAAGAACATGGTGTTAATACGTTGGATCTTGATTCATCGTCATCAGCGCCCGCTTCCATGAGTTCAAACAATTTGCTTTCGAGACTTGGTAACTCCGAAATGGCGGTCTCAAGAGACGAGATAACACAGGCGGCAGAACAGCTTAGACAGCAGGGAATCCGCTTTTAGCCCATATTAAGGAGTTAACAATATGGCAGTAGGTAATACGATTACAGACAGCCTTGCTGATTCTATTCCCACGATGATAGCTTCCGCTCGAATTGTAAGGGAATTCGCAGGCGTTATGCCTTCTCTCGTAGACAGGCAAAGACTTGATGAAAATACAGGAACGGTCTGGAACGAGGTTTCGATGGCGAAACTCTCAGCACAGGCAGTAACAGAATCCACGGAACTGGACAACCCGCAACAAATGTCCGACACGTTATTCTCAATCACCCCTACGGTTATCGGTGTTCACACCATAATCACTGACAGGGTTGCCTTGAGAATCAGCGCGAATGCTTACGCTCAAACAGGATCGTTGGCACAGAACGCTATTGAGAGAAAGAAAGACCAGGACGGTTTGACCGCTATTGACGGCGCGACAACTTCTCTCGGATCTTCCTCCGCTGCTCTTGATACAAGTGATATCAGTTCGGCAGCTTACAGAATCACCTCGAACACCACGGAGCCTGCTCCTGCTAGCGCTCCGATTAACGCTGTGTTCCACGGTTTTCAGCTTGCTGACATCGATACACAGTTGACCACACCAGGTATTACGGCTGTAGCTTCTCTGGAAACTCAGGCCGGTGCTCCTCTCACGAGTGGTATCGCTGCCGAGGCTTTCCAGAACCGCTATCGGGGAACAATCGCAGGCGCAAGGATATTTGAAGATGGGAATCTGACTATATCCAGCAACGCTGCCAAGGGCGGTGTTTTCAGCCAGATGGGACTTGTACTGGTAGAGGGTAGGTCTCCATATGTTGAGACCAAGAGACTACCGGAACTTGGTGGGGGCGCTACGGCAATTTTTATGTATGACGAATTTGCGTACGGAGAGAGATCTGCCGGTAATTGGATATATGAAGTCCACACGGACGCAACAGCGCCCGCTGGATAAATGAACCCCCGACGCGAGGCATGGGCTGCTGCACATGGGCCTATTCCAAAGGGTTGGATCGTTCATAACATGAATGGTGATATGGGGGACAACAGGCTTGAGAATCTTGCCTGTATCCCCCGAAAGACAGAAAACATAAGTCAAGTAGTCGCTCCCTACAGGGCGCGTATAAGGAAACTGGAGCTACAGCTTCAGGAAGGATAAATTGATATGGCACAGAGTGGACCAGGACAGATACGGCTGTTCAATGACTTTTTTGGAGTTAGTGAGACACTGGCATTAACAACTGATACTGCTCAGTTGGGTGATTTCTATGCTGGTGGTGAGGGATTTGAAGATAACGATGCTGGAATTGCAGGAAAAGATGATTTGTCTGGTGTTGTAACACTTACATCTGCTAATACAGATGCAGATACAACTTTTATAGGGACACATATTGGGTTCGATGTTGGTCTTATGGGACCGATTACTTTGGAAACAAGAGTTCGTCTTCCTGATCTTGACACTAAAGAAATTTTCTTTGGGCTTACAAGCATTTTGTCCGTGGACGAACAGCTTGAAGATATTGTGATAAACGCGTCTGGGACAAGTATCACTATGCCAGCAGACTTGGTTGGGTTTTACCTAAGTGATGAACTTACAGATGACGAGGACTGGCATGGTATCCATAATGGAGGGACTACTGCTGGCTCAACAACTACTACTGCTGTCGATCTAGATGATGATGCAGTAGCTGCTCCTAACGGTACATGTCGATGGTATATAGACGGAGTGCTAAAACAGACAGTAGAAGGGGCTGCCTCTACAACTACAAACATGGCCGTATGTCTGGCTGCTGCTGCTAACACTACCCAACTTGCCATTTTTGACTGTGACTATATTGAAGTAACAGCAAATAGAGATTGGACTGTCTAGGAGTTTCTAGTGGCAACACTGGTTGAACTTGAAACAACCGATATATGGAGTCACGAGCCTTGCTGGTACTTAGGTGAATTTAACCGGCAGGCTCCTGACTCTCAAAGTGTCAGGCGAATACAGGTCATAACGGTGATACGTAATGATCAGAAGGTAAAACTGACACGGGATCTTGGGAACTCGCTTCTTTTCGGGGGCGAGTTTCAGTTGATATGCGGAGTTCCTGACGGGAAAGGTGGTGGTGAGGCTTTATACACGGTAGAAGAGGCTCTTGAGATGGCGCGGCAGATGAATATATCCCCGCCTTCAAAGCCTGAAGTTGCCCCGAAAGACTGGAATCAGATTTTCTGGGATAACGTCGAAGAGAAGGAAAAATGGAAGCGCGGTGCGAGTACATTCGGACCGGAGTATGTAAAGCAGAGGAATGCATGACCACAAGTAAAGAACCCGCAGTAGAAGAAATGATGAGAGACGCTGAAGAGGCTGCCGAGCCTGGAAACATGACTCCTGGCACTATCATCAGCAACAGTGACGGCATGACAATGAGTGCTGCTGACTTGCAATCGGCAGGCTATGTCTATGTCTACAACACGAAGACCGCTGACCGTTCCGTTGTGAACCGGAACATGCTACAGCAGCAACTGGAAAAGCGTCATGAGGACGGCACGTTTGCCTTCTCTACCAGAAAACCCGAAGGAATAGAACCTGTAGTGGGAAGTTTGAAATGCTTTTTACACGCAGACGATTCCAACAGGGAAAGATACGACAGGATGGGCTTGATCCGTTGTGAAAAAACAGGATTTTTAAACGAAATGGACAGGGAGCGTCATTTGCGCTTTCGCCATCCCAGAGCTTTTGCGACTCTTGAGGACGAAAGAACAAGAGCAGACCGTGAGGCTGAAAGGCTTGAGAGGATCGCCCTTACCGAAACAATTAAAAATATGAGTACGACAGGAAACAAAGGTGGTAAAAATGGCTAGCTTTAGTTTTTCACCAATTGCAGGGTCACTCGTCACACAGGCCGTAACAGATACAGCCGGTGGTATAGGGTCTGGAAACATTCCTTCTGGCGCACGATATGCGGAAGGCTATGTCAGGACAGCAAGTGTGGTTGAGACCAGAGACGGCACGACCCCTACTGCGACCAAGGGAACCGAATGGGACGATGGTGACATAGTTCTTCTCAGGTCACGATATGAAATAGTTAACTTCAGTGCGATAGAGAAGACATCTACGGATGCTGCTATCGACTGGCAGTTTTATAATCGGGCTCCTAATTAAAGATGCCATCAGGAACATTTCTCCCACCAGGAATAACGACCTCTAACGTCAAGATATCCACGGGCGGTAGCGATAACCAGGTGTTGACCGCAGTCGATGGAGAAACGGCCCAAGGTGAGGCTAACCTCACGTTTGACGGCACGGATCTAGTTATAGCTTCAGGAAGTCTTCAGGTTCGCACCATTGACTATTCTGATGGTGACCTAGCCAT